TTGTACTGCTGAACCATAAGAGTTAGTGTTAAAAGTTGCTATATGTGTAGTTTGTGCTGAAGTACAAGTTACTATACGTTCATATACATTATTTATTCCTGTTGTTGTTACTGTGTTAGTAGTACCTCTCACTGCACCATTAAGGACTACTGATTCACTAATTGTTGTTGTTAAATCTGCCATTTGTTATATTTTATAAGTTATTTTTGGTGGTATTAATTGTATCGTTAATTTTCCTATTTTAAATTTAAACATTATTGTATTGCATCTGTTGTTGCTTGTGGTGCTATACAAGTATTATATTCATTTTCTATTATAACAGGTAAAGTAAATACCCAGCCTGTTACTGCACTATCAAATCTTTCTGTAAATGGTTCTAAGTTAATATCTCCTTCTGTAAAATATTTAGGAATATCATTTAATCCTTGGTTTGATAATAATAAACTTTCTCCATTTTTGAATGTTCCAATAAAGTCATTACTTATTTGCAAACAATCTGATAATACTTCTTGTTCATTAGATTGGTCTGGAAAAACTAAATCCATAATAAAAATCTGAAAGTTCAATGTCATTTGATGTGTTCCTGCTACTGCATTAACAGGGTTAATATGCATTAAAGGAAACATAGTGTTTTTTTGCAAATCAATTTCCCATATATCTCCTGTTGTTACAGTTTGTATTTGGTAATGTTGTTGCCCTAACTGCTTTAATGTATCTATCGTATTATTGTAATCTTTAAAGTATGTCATCTTTGTACTGCTTTAGTTTCATTTAAATCTGTTTCATAAGTAAGCCAAGTTAAACACTCATATAAACTTAAATTAGTTATTCTTTCCAAATTAATTATTTCTCCATTAGTTAATCTATACATCACACCAAACCAACCCCATTTCTCTGCAAATTGTTCTCCTGTATTTTGTTTAGAATCATCTTGCTCTGTTCCATTAAATACTGCGGCAAAATTATCGACAGTTCTTTTACGAAATTCCAAAAAAAAACCAATGAACTATTTACATTTTCTGCTTTCATATTTTTAAACTTTTCTGCTCTTATTCTTGTATCACTTATACCATAAGCTTCAATTGAATAATTATTACCATGTTTTTCTGTTACAGGTCTATACAGTACAGACATTAATTTAGGTAAATTGTTTTCTATACCATCTTTCATATATGTTTCTATATCAGCGTATTCACCTAAGGTAATTTCTTCTAGATTAGGGTGAAAACCATATTCAACACCATCTAATGTTATTATCTTTTTTAATTTATTATTAGCACTTTCTTGTAATAATGCTAATTTTTTCATTATTGCTGCTACATCATTTATTGATAGTTCTTTTATAATTTTTTTAGGTATATCAGATAAAACACTTATTGTTTCTAAAGTTTCTTCTGTTTTTGTTTTTTCTTTTTTACTAATTAATTTTATCCACTTATCTAATGTAACATCACTCCAACTATTTATCATAGTATAAACAGTTTGTTTGCCATCTTTATTTATTTTCAATCGCATAATATATAATAGAATTTATTGTTATTTAGTTTAAAATCGTTATGTTTGCTTCGTTTTCTAAAAGTTTTTGTTTTTCAAAGGTGTAATTCTTAGGAGTTGCACCTTTTCTTATTGTACAAAATATTTACCATAATTAGCATCTAATTCAAAAAACATTCTCATAGCTAAAGCATCAGCATAATCAGGAGAACGACCTATAATATCTTTAATAGTTTCTTTAGGTATTATTTGTAGCTTATTATCTTTGTCTGCATCTTTAGTTCTTACCTGCTCAAGTTCTTCTATAATATGGTTTTTCATATTTATATCATTACAATCTATTCCTATTTGAGCAGTATTAATCATATCAGCTAATTTATAATAACATTGTGTTTTTAAATTTTGATAGTTCTCTCCTTTTAATGCTCTTGAATTATTTACAAAACCCCTGCAACGCATATAATCTTTTACACCACCACCTACTCCATCTTCATCAACAATTATATTTGTCAATCTTACACCATTAATTTGTTGTAACAACCTAATTTCATCTACAACCTGATTTATAGCTGATTTACCAATACTTCTTATCTTTTTGATATGTAACCCTTCCCAAAGCATTATAATTGTTCTATCATTACCAAAACGAGCTACATCACAACTTATATATTTATCTCCCTGTTTTCCTGTTTGATTAAATAAATTCAATATAGCATCATATTCTATTAAATTATCATTTGTTGCATCATATTCCCAATTACCATATAATAACCTTTGTTTGCTTAATTCATCTAATGTTAATAGCTGTGATTTATAATGTTTAGATATAAATTGATTATCATCAACTAAACTTTGAATAAATTGCTTATGTGGTTTTTGCACTCCTTCTTTAGCAGGTTTGTAATATTGTGTATATACCCAGTTCTTAGCTGGGTTACAAGTCATTAAAAGCTTTGGTATTAAATTATATTCATCTAATTTATACCTCATTCTTGATGCAACTATGTTCTTTGCTTTTTCTGTTATTTGATTTGCTTCATCTATAAAAGCTGCTGTTATTTCTAATGAACCTAAACTATCAAAATTTCTATCTGATGGATATAAAAACAAGTCTTTTAGTATTATTTCACTTCCATTATAAAACTTAACTATATTAGATGCTGCATTGAAATTATAATGTTTATTAGCCAATATACCCCAAGTTTGACATACTTCAAAAAAAGTATTTAATGTTGTTTTCTTTAATGAATCTAATTTACTCCTACCCATTAAGTATCTTGTCTTAGGATATTTAATGCATAAAAGAATAAGCCAACTACAACCTACCCAACTTTTACCTCCTCCTGCTGCACCTCCAAATAATACTTCTGTTGTTTGTTTATCGAATAGATATTCTATTGCTTGTCCTTGTGTATGAGTAAATTCAGTATCAATATTCAACTCCTTTGATATTTACATTAATCTTTATAGGTTCATCTCCTGATGATAAATCTAATTCACTCCTTTCTATATAACCTCTTTTCTTACCTTTTGTCTTTAAATAAAATATTGTAGCTGATGTGCTACCATCTTTAATCTGTGTATGCAATTGACTTTCGGCAAAATCTAATGCTATATTTTCAATTTCTTTTACTGACTTAGCAAATTCATTATCTTCTTTTAACCATTTATAATACGTACTTCTTGGAATATCTGCTTGTTTACAAGCTAATGTAACTACTCCCAAACTATTTTCTAATGCTTTTAATATTGCTTCTTTTTTTATGTGTCTATTTTTGTCCATTTTTTATATATCTAAATGCTGCTGTTATTCTATTTTTAGTACTTGTTTTATTAAATCCTTCCATCTTTTGTTTACCTGTATTTCTACCAAAGAAATAACATACCCAATCTATATGTCTTTTTAATGAAAATATTAAACTTGGTGCTGATGTTGTTATTCCCATTACATAGTTTTCTTTTGTATATTTTTTAGCTATAAAGTCTAACAGTCTTCCTCCTATTCCTATTCCTTGATAATCGGGCAATATAACTAACCTATGTACTTTTTTTAAGTTAGGTTTTTTGTTTGGTAAATGTAATATGCTTATATATCCTGCTATTTGTTCATTAACATAAGCTACATAACTATGTGCAGCATTATTATGTGTATGACTTAAATAGTGGTGTTTAGCAAACACTTTCCATATTGACTTATCTCTTGTTTGGAATATTTCAAATCTAACTTTTGGTTTATTTTTTTTTTGCCCTTCAAGTTTTTGAAAGGTCATACTGTCTGTGTTGAACACCCAATCAGGTAACAACCAATCTTGAACATCATGATGACAAGTTACAGCTATAAACTTTTTATCAGATTTACGTACAGCCTTTTGCATAGCATAAGAACCTATTTTAGCTACATTTCTATCAACAACTGATGTAAATTCATCAAATACTATTAATTCATCTTCTCTTAATAAAGCATTGGCTAAATCAACCCTCATCTTTTGTCCATTCGATAATACTGAATATGGCTTTAACCAACTTGGTGGACTACTAAAACCAACGCTATTAAATATTTTAGTTATATCATCAACAGATGAATGTTCAGGCATATCATCTAATATAGTTTCTGCTTCATATTTAAAATTAGTAACATAAGCATTTTCAAATAATTCTTTTGCAATAGTAGTTTTGCCTGTACCACTATTACCAACAATTAATCCTATTTGCCAATTATCATCTATATCTATATTACCTTCAAAATGTTCTTTTATATGTTCAGTTTGCAAATCAAACTTACCCATTACTGATGATACTCTAAAAGATTTTTTAGGTTTTGTTTCTCTTAAAATGTTAAAATTCGGCATTTATATCCTTTTTTAGTTAAATCATTAAACAATGCTTCTTGTTCTCTTTCTGATGTTAGTTCTACTTCTACTCTAAATTCATCTGATATATTTTCTGATATATCTTTAATTGGTGTTTCTTTATCATCTTCATTTTGCCATACATCTAATCCCCATTCTGATAAGTCTAAGCTGTTCCATTCGTTAGCTAATATATCCCATTCCCATTCTCCAAACCCAACATTGTCTTTTACTATAAATTCTTTCTTTTGTTCTTCAGATAAACCTTTAGCTATTTTCACATGAACTTCTTTCAAACCTGCTTCAATACAGGCTTTATGTCGCATATTACCACCTAGAATAGTCATATTTTCATCAACAACTATTGGTCTTAATTCTAACATTTCAGGAAAATCTTTTATAGATTGAACAAGTTTCTTGAACTTATCATCTTTTATTATTCTTGGATTATCAAGATTAGGTTTTAACTCATTGATTTTTAACTTCATATAATATAATAGAATTTTATTTAATTTATTTTAATCTGTCTTTTACTCCACTCCATAACTTATCTTTCTTATTTGATAATGTAGGCTCTGTTCTTTTTATATTAGGAAACCCACCAAATTCTTTTTCTACTTCTTGCATATATTCACCACATTTAGGACATTCAGAACCTATATTGCAAATTTTACCATTGACAACTTTCATTACAACTTTAGTTAATTGCTTTTGTATTTCACATTTATTACATTGAAATAATAACATTTTAAATATGATTTAATCTGACTTTGCTTAATTTCTTTTTTTCTAATTCTTCTAATTCAAATTCTAAATGGTGTATAGCTTTTTTTACATCTTCAATATGTTTATCTATATTGCTCATTCCATTTTCTGTTTTTTTACCACATCTTAAAAGATATGTAACAGAATTACCTACATTGTAACTTAATTCCCAATCAGCAATTACTTTTCTTGCTTCATATTTATAATATTTACCTATATAATAGTCTGGTATTTTATTTGTATTTTTCATATATTCTTTTTATTCCTTTAAAACAATCATTTAAGCAAGTACCACAACTCGTTCCTGTATCGTAATTACTACCATAAATTGTATTAAATAATGTTATCATTCTTTTTTTTGCTGCTTGATTCTTTGCTATACCTGTTTTTATATCTTCCCATAATACTATTACTTCTTGTATTAATTCATCAGGAATACCTTCAGGTTGTTCTACTTCTTTTGTTTTTAACCAATACTTCTGTGGGCATTCCATTGAACTGATTCTTGCTTTGATAGACATGAAACATAAACAAATTTTGCAACTTCCTGTTGGTTTAAAATAATAATCACAACTTTTACAGATATTTAATCTATCATTATAAACTTCATCAGATACAAAAAATTTATTCATCTAAAAGCTCTTTTAATTGTTCTCTTACTTTATCAATAGTAGAAAATAAACTATTTCTGCTTATGCCTGTTTTTTTTGCTAATCCACTTAATGTATTACCTTCATAATAATAAAGTTTAAATACGTTTCTATCATACCAATAAAAATTATCTAATGCCTTATCTATTTGTTCTAACTTTTGCCATTGTTTGTATTCTTCAGGGTTTGGTATGTTATATAAATTCTTTTCATTTATACTTTTTA